CAAACAGCGTGCCGCCGCGCATATACTCTACCGGATTGCTATAACCGAGCGCTTGCAGGCAGCAACTCAAAATTTCCGTCGCTCCATATGAGTATTGTCTGCCCATATAGCCCGTAAAGAATTTGTCCGGCTTTAGTTCTTCGCCCAGACCATTGTATTCAGTCGGAGAGTCCTTTGTCCTCGCCGCCAAGTATTCGCGGCACAAGCTCCCTATTCCGTAATTGCTTTCTTCGATGTAATGCCCCAGCTCGTGACGTAACTGATTTGCTATAGCCATGTCAGTTAATTCGTCAGTTGGCAAGTCCAAATCCCTCACAACAGACGGAGATTCTTTTGCGTGTACAACAATAACACCTGCACCGTTATTGTTTGTCCATTGTGGATGATAGGCTGCTCGCCCGCTTGCATTTACAATGTGTATTTCAACCGGAAATTCGGCCTGCTCCAGCCAGTCCGTCGGTATCGCTTCCAGCGCTTCTTGCACGATAGCGTCGGTTCGTTCCTGAGATAGCTCGCTCACAACCGGAAGCACTTTCGCTTTTGCTTCGTCCGTAGTCGCTCCAAAGCTCCTGCAATCGCGCAGTACATCATATATATCTTCCGTCTGCACTTGCCCTTCCGGATTCCAGTCCGGCAAATCCTTCGCCTTTTTGCGTAGCCTGACCCTTTTCGCAATTTCATCGCGCACTTGCATTCCAGCGCTTGACAGCCCTTTTGCTTGCATCCCGCCATACATACGCATAGAAGATTTTCGCCGATCAACAAAGTCTCTGAAGCTCTTTCGATCTTCGTCAGTTACGTGCTTGCTTTTGTATGAAGATGTTAAAGCGCCTTGCCCTGTAAGCCCGCCGTGCCCATCCGAATAAGCAACGCTGGAGCTTTTAGCCGCGCTTGAATTAGCTTTCGCGCCGCCTTTTCCAGACCCGCCAACTTGCCCCGGTCTGCCCTTGTGCCCGAAATTTCCAGAGCCTTTTCCACCGTCAACAGCGTCCCGCAAAAAGATTCTGTCGATCAATCCCATGCCGCGCCCCCTTATGAAATGCCGTCATCAACGCTGATAATGTTCGCGTTTCCGTGCGCCACTTCGTAGAAATTGAACGTAATATCCGCCGTGCCCGTCTGACTGCCCGACTTTGCCGCCTTTACGCTGTCCACCACAAAAGCCGGATTCAGCAAGCTTGCGTTCACGTTCATCACGACTGCTGCCAACATACTTACATTGATAGTCTGCCCCGCTTCTAATGAGTTGAGATATTCAACAAGCGCCGTCTGGATCTGAGCCACATACGCCTGTGAATAATTCGCTTTCGGCATTATAACCACATCAACTGCCACGTCAACCGGAGTCATCTGCTGAAATTTGATCGTGTACTGCTGCCCAGTTCCTTCGTCCGTGACAAGCTGAGAAGTAGAGCCGTAAGTGTCGCAGCCGCAAGATTTGTACATCAAAATCGTGCTTGCAATCGCTTCTTTCACGTCCGCGTCTGAACTGTCATAATCCACGACTGCGCAAACACTGTGCGCCGTGATTCCGCGTGCGTCCGTGCTGCCTGTATCGTTTTCGTAAACCTCGCAGCCATCCACGCCATCAAGCGCAAGCAGAGCGCCTTTTAAGCCGCTAAGAATCGTCTGAGACGGCTGCGCAACCGATGTGACCTGACGCGCCCTTAACGCAGAATCCGTTTCCGTGACCGTACCAGTGACCGCCGCTTCCGCATTTGTGACGCTCACCCATCCAATCGTAGGCGTCATTATTCTCGTGATCGCACCCGCCTGCGCAGATACAACGCCTGTTTCTCTGCAAGTCGCCGTGACCGTTGCCGTTCCGTTTGCATCCAGCGTCACGCTCTCCGGCAAGTCCCACAGCCGACCTTCGACATCCGAGACAATACCGTTTGTGATGACCGTTCCAGCCGTGCCAGATAACGTGACCTGTGCCTTTGAAGCCGTTCCCTGAACCCTGTTAATGCCGTTTATAGCTACGACATAATCAAGCGATGTACCTATCGCAGTAAGCGGGCTATGCGCATTGTAAGCCAATTCTACAGCCTGAAACGCATCATAGATTTTCAGCGCAAAAATGCTGATGATTTGATAGTCCTGACTATCACTGCCCAAATAAATACCGTCACCGTAGATTTGTTGGAACTGAGTAACCAGATCATCAACAATGTCATTATAGGACGGATAATGATAGCCGCTTTCGTCCACAAACGGCGTAAAATAGCTCATGCTGTCACCTCCGCTGTCGTTGTCCCGTAAACCGTTCGCACTTTGCAAGAAAAGCTGTACTGCCTGCCAATAAGCGTTGACGCAATATCGTACACATTTATCACGCCAATCGTGTCCATAATCCGCGAAATCACTTGCAGATCAAGCGCCGCTTTCGTTATGCCCTTTTGACCCAAAATGCCATAAAAGTACGGCAGAGCCGTCCCGTCTCCACCTTCCCACCATTCGCCGCGAATCTCCCTGAGCCGCGTCTTGATCGCCTGAGCAATCGCCTGTAAGCCCGTAAGCATCTCGCCCTGTACGCCGATCATGTAATCGCCGTTTTCATCCAGCTTGCGATATGTCAGATTTTCCGTGTAGTTCGCTCTCTCTGCCATGTCAATTCCCCCCAACAAATGAACATGCAAGCGATATATCGCGCGTAGTAGCAACGGCCACAGAGAAGAAGTTCACGATGTCCACCGTGCCGTCCGTGTTGATGTCCAGTCGAATACAGTTTGTCGCCATAAATATTGGCAACCTGACCTTATAAGCGGGTCTGTACCCGACCGGCAGCGTCATCACCGCCGCCCGCGTGCTGTTTGCGTTTATCTGCGGGTTGGGTCTCACCACGCCCTGAATAAATACCATGCCCGCAATCTTAGTCACCAAAACAGGTTCAGTTGTTGCGTCCGGTACAACAACTCCCGTCATCAGCTCGCTATAGTCAATCCACTCATGACCGATTGACGTATCAACCGGAAGCTCTGCCTGCTCTGTGACAGTCAGCTTCCCTTCTACGCTCGCGTCACCGTAGAAATAAGCCGTGTGATCTGACGCGACTTCAAACTTTTTCTGCTGCGCTGTAGCCGTGCTCTGCTGCCCTACAGCGACGCCGTTTTTATTGGAGTCTATATCATCGACCCCGATGTCCGCGCCCTCAAAATGGACGCCTGACGCATCTACAGACACATATGCCGTGCCAGCGTCGTTTTGCAGCCTGATTCCGCTTGTCGGGAAGTTCGGCTTTTTCACCTGTGACCAGCAGCCCATGATCGCAAAGCCGTCTGACAGATCGTGCCTGCGCCGCTCTGCCTGAGACTGAATCCCGCCCGACTGATACCAAGCATCGATACACATATCCGAAAACACGACCAAGCACTCGTCGCCGTCTTGCGGAACGTACAGCAATGAATACCCGCCCGCTCTCGGCATCACCACCGGAACGTCTACCAGCAGCGGAATTTCCGTTTCCGTTTCTGCTCCGCCATTTATGACTATCTCTTTGATCGCAAGTTTTACCGTGACCGTTTGCGCTTCCGCATTCCAGCTCTGTACAATACCCGGACACGCGCACCGCATCTGTTTTGACAGCGCATCCATGCCCGTTCTGATCGTACCTTCCAGCGTAGCAACGCGCTCATTTACTGTGCGCACGTTTTACCTCCAACTGTTTGTTTCGTTTCCTACAAGCCCCGCCACAGTCTTTCCGGCTACTTCAATCGCTTCAAAATCGCAGTACCAGTCATCCCCGCGCGTGTCGCCATCATATTTCAGTTTGATAACCTTATAAATGCCGTCCGCGCTGATTTCTTTTGGTTTTGACTTGCCGCTCGTGATCGCCTTTGCGTTGATGTACGCCCTGTCGATATGCACAAGCCCGTTTAGCTTCAAAGAAGCATTGATTAAGCACTTTGCCTGTATTCCTTTATCCGTCTGTGTCGGCGTTCCAACAAGCCCTGTGTATGGTGTCAGTTCCACCGCTTCATTTGGGTTGAAATCCGAAGAAGCCGCAATGTTCAGCACGCCGTCCTCAACGAAAAACTGTGCCTGATTGCTTTGTGCAACCTTATCAATGAACTCTGCCGGACGCCCAAACAGCACCTTTCCGCGCGGAAGTTTTGTGTCGCTCAACGAATCACTTATCTGCCCTGTAATCACGCCATCCGCGCTTTCCATGCACTTAGCAACGATGTCCTTGCCGCTCGCACCCGCGCCAACAGTAGCCGCGATG